TTATTAGCTATGAATTCTGGTGCTACTTCCTCTTTGAGGTAAATATCACTAAAAACGTCCATTGTCTTTGGACGGTTGAGGTACTCGTCACAATTTTTAATTATTTCCTGAGCTTCTTTAGAACCTCGGAATGTATTATTTTTGTGCATGGAGGCAAGAAGGTTCATTATCCTTCTTAGTTTTGGTAGTAGATCTGGGTCTTTTGACTCAAGATATTCTTGGAACCTTAAGACTGTAGCCTTAATGGTCCAGGGTGACTTATTTATAATATCATAATAATTAAGTCCTACACCAAGATTTAAACCTCCAAGATGACTGGGTAAGAGAGTCATTTGATAAATTTTCTCTTGATTTCCATTAGGTAATAGGTTCCCCATCCGCATTTGGAATAGGGAAATTATTGACCTAACCCAGTCTTTAGGATATAACCATTGTAGAGTATTACTAAGTTGTAATGCTTTGCCTATGGCGACGTTCTTCTCATCTTTCTTGAGCTGAGTGCTTTGACCTCTAGTAAGAAGTCTGCACTTAAATGCATCAACAAAGATAGTTTGGTCTATAGCTCCAGTAAGAAGATCCTTATATTTAAGGTGATTCTTCATATTATGGACAAATAATACTGATTCAGTATATCTGACCATATATCTGGACATACCATGTTTGTTAGGGGATATTATGGACCCATATAATTTATGGGTCTTGGTCAACCTGCTTAGGTACCCTTTGGGTCCCAAGGCAAGATGATCATCTCCACCTAGGTGGAATCTTCTCCAGGACCTAAAAGGAGGTTCTGTTGAGAGATCCCTAACATTAGTACGGTTGTACTTGCAGTATGCAAGCTCTTCTATGGCTAAGCCATAAAGAGTTAATGTAGGCTTTGCAACCGGTTCACCCATCATGATGCCACGTTTTGAGATAAATGTGAATGATTCATCATCATCGCATATTACCTTACGTGGACTCATAAAATCTAGGAAGATCTTTATGAGCGGGTCCTCTTGATCGATATTTAATCCATCAAAGAAACCCCGATGGAGAACTCTTGAAAGCTCATGACCTATAGAGTCAGTTGCAGTTTTCAAGTCGCTAGAAAGAACAAAATTTGTATTTTGCCAGACTTTGTCTGTGTAATCTTTGCAGATTACTTTCATAGCCTCCCAAGCTTGGCTTGCCCTCTTTAATGAGGAGTAGGCACTTGGGTGATACCCAAGGTAGTGCTTCTCTAAGTGAGACACTGGTGATTGCAAAACATGAGTATAGTAATCACTCATAGTAGCGATCCGAGCCTTGTTTCCGGGTTCAGGAACGAGAACAACCTTAGTAAGGTGTTGTCCCTCTTCGGAAGATGCTTCAAGGTAATCCTTGTAAGCACAATACTGAATCTGTAATGACGCAACTTCATCATATCCTGCGTATCGGTAGGGGTTTGCAATATTATCAATCTTGCTTCTCAAACCGAGACGTAGAATTTTATCTTCGGGAACATTAAATGTTCTATCGGAGATATACCTTCTTTTGAGGGTAAATTTAGTTAAGTCATCGCGAAAAGCTGTTATCCATAATGGAATCCCCTTTACTCTTTCAAGAGTTCCAAAAGGGGTATCCTCTTTAGAG